AATGTCAAAGGTAATGTTGATACAATGAAAGGTGAAATAAGAGGAGTAGAAAAAAATATTAATAGAATTTATGGATACGTAAATAACAAATAAGGGTTGCAACTTAATATGCACATGAGGTTCATGGTTAAACCTCTTAATAAAAGAAAGGAGAAATATGTTTAAATTAGAATTAGATATTCCAACTTACGCAGAATGGAAAGTTCAAATTGAAAAATTCTTAAAAGAACAACCTGAACAAGCCAAAAAGTATCAAGAGCAAGTTCAGAAATTCTGGCAAGATTTTTGGGAAGATACATTTAAAATAAAATAATACAGGTTATACTAAATAATGGATGTGTTAAAAGATAGAATTAAAAAGCACGAGGGATTTGTTAATGAAGTATATAATGATTCTCTTGGTAAAAGAACTGTAGGATATGGACACCTATGTGTTGAAGACCATTGGGAAAATAACAAAAAATATACTGAAGAATTTTTGAGTGGAATCTTTGATGAAGATTTCGCTAATGCTAATGGTTTGGCTATGAAAATGATAGGAGATATACCTCTTAAACAAAACTCCAAAGAAGTCATTATTGAAATGTGTTTTCAATTAGGTAATAAAGTTTCTAAGTTTGTTAAAATGTGGCAAGCATTAAAGAACAAAGACTACCAAACAGCATCACTAGAAATGCTGGATAGTAACTGGCATAAGCAAACTCCCAAACGATGTGAATCTCTTGCTCAAATTATGAGGCAAGATAACCAAGTCCGTACTTCAAACTACCACATCAATTTTGATGATTTTTGTAAAGGTAAAGACTAATGGCATTCCCAATATTTAGTGCAATCAAATTAGTAGCACAGGTAGGCGGACATATTTTTAAAAATCGCCAACGAACTAAAATGTTGATGAGTGATGCTCAATTAAAACACGCAGAAAAAATGAGTACGGGACAGTTAGAATACTCAGGCAAATTATTAGAGGCAAGACAGTCAGACTGGAAAGACGAATTTATTTTGGTCCTTTTAAGTTTGCCAATCGTAATGTTATCAATAGCAGTCTATTCAGACGATCCAACTGCTATGGAGAAGATGAAATTATTTTTTGAATATTTTTCTGATCTTCCATTTTGGTATCAAACAATTTTTGTTGGTGTCATAGCTAGCGTTTATGGACTAAAAGCAACTGACTTGATTAAAAGGAAATAATACTATAGGTAAAAACAATGGAAATGATGAAACAAATATGGCTAGGATTAAGCCCCAAGAAGAAGAAGATTGCTATTGCTATAGGTGTAGTAGTTATCATTCTAATCCTTACCAATTTATAGCGTTTAATGGCTCATAGATGCCTCAATTTTAACGATTGATAGTCATCCTAAGAGTTTGTACCGCAAAATTTGTAATGCTGATATGCAGCTCAATCTCTCATATTTAGTTTCTATCTTATGATAGTTGATGTTGAAATTTATACTTACTTTACAAATCTGCTCAATGGCGATGAGTACTTGCAATCCACCCTTAGAACATAAGGTTGTATTTGATGATTGGTATAGCTGTGCAATTATGGGTAGTAGTTTATCAATTAAAACACTTCAAAACCTTGGTCCTGATTATGTTAATGCAACTGGTACTTTCATTAAGTACTGGTGTGTTCCTGAAACAATAAAACCTACAGTAGAAAAAGATACCTAAACAAATACCATTTTGATTGTTATATATAATACTATAAAAATAAACATTAATACTAATTGTTGATCGTATGGTAAATTGTTCATATTGTTCTCCATTCCATTAATAGATTATTAATATAATCTGCTTCTTGTTTAATTGCTTTAGCGCCCTTGTCCTCTATATCTACGCTTGACTTTTTTATGTTTAGGATTGGCTCGTTTGGAGTGTCTGCCTTTGCGTTTCTTCCTAACTTTTGTGAGATGTTTATATCCATAAGACTTAACCATACCAGTTTATCACACCCCATATACCTAGTACAACTGATACTATCTCCATTAAGAATCTTCCGTACCCCTCTTGGTTACGATCTTGCCATCCCCAGTACGCCCACATCAGACAAGCGATTACACCAAGCAACCATCCTAAAGCTTGAAACAAATTATATTTAAAAGAAGTTAATACAAAGATACTAATAATTGATAAAAAGAATGCAACATACCTAGCGATCTTTGTGTTTAAGCTTCTCCTTAATTTCCAAATCATATGGCAACCTATACTCGTTATGATTTAAAAGTAAATCTATAAAAAAATCTAAATCAACGCAAATTAAATTTTTCCCTAGGTATTCGTGGTCTTCGTGTAATGCTAATGCTGTTGCTCCTTGTTTCCATTGCTTCAAAGTCTTGAATCCTGTACCGCCCTTGCGTGATTTAACCTCTATATTCACACTGGGATTATTGATTTGTATATCGTGTGGAAAATCAGACAATGCTCCACTCATCGGCTGCCGTCTTGCAGACAGACCTTTATGTTTAAAGTATTTTACTAAACTATGTTCAGCTTTATAACCTTTTCTTTTGCTTTTATTAGTCATCAGGAATATACTCTTTGTGATCTTTTAATAACAAAGCGTAATCTTCCCTTTTAACCATAGGAAAAGCATCATAAGTTTTCTGAATATAATATGCTAATCTGTTAACTAAGTCAGATGGTTTGTTTTGTTTTGCTTCTACAATCTTTTCAGCAACAACTCTTGCATCTGTACTAACTTGGTTTTGGTTTTCTAACAATTTTTCTACCTCCTTTCTCATAATCTCTATGAATAATAATGCGTCTTGCATCTCCATTACCTCCAACATTTTTGAGATAATCTTTCTTAACTAATCTTTGTACTGCTCCCCAAGACTGTGATCTTGAGGAGAATTTACATCCTTTAGTTATTTCAGAATAGCTGGGACTAATTTTATTAACGATCATGAATCCCTTAATGAAATTGTAAACCTTTAATTCGTTTTTTGTCATTAAAACGGTGGTTTCTCCTCTCCATCTTGCTCGCCTAAACTAGCTCCCTCTTGTGTAGCTAGTTCATTCTCGCCATCCTTTCTACTATCCATCAATTTCATTTGGCTATCAAATCTATCCAAATGAATTTCTGCTGTAGTAACTTCTACTCCCTCCTTATTTGTCCATTTTTTATATGTCAATCTTCCTCGCAACAAAACCTTGCTGCCCTTATGGGTATACTTTTGTAACACTTCGGTAATTTTGGTATCCCAAACAACTACCTTATGCCAATCGGTTTCTCTTTCTCCTTGGACCATCCTGTTAGTAGCAACACTAAGGGTAGCAAACTGGCTACCCTTTTGTGTTTCCCTAATTTCAGGATCACGACCAAGATTTCCAATAATAGTTATTGAATTATACATTGGTATGGTTTCCTCCATTTAGTTCTTTAAGTTTATTTTCATACAAAGTTTTCGTATGTAAATAAGTTGCGTGTGAGGATTGTTTAGCTTTAGCCATATGTACTTTATACATCTGACCATAACCTTTTAATCCCTTAGATGTTTTAGAGTTTTTAATTTCAGATTGAAATTTCTCTAAGACTTCATTGTCATTTGATTTTACTTTTGTATTAGAAGTAATTGGTTTATTACTTTCAGGCATTTCATCTTCAGAATAAATGAATCCGTGTAACCCTATTAACTTTAAGATGGCGCGATCTATTGCCCTCTTCTCAGCCATAGCATATGGATAAGCATTCCTAGTATTTTTAGGGCTTGCTTCTCCATAAGTAATTACTTTCATTTTATCAAGTGATGCGGTACATTTAATACAAACAATTCCTTTCTCGGAATTAGTTTCTATTTCATCTAGGTTGTCGATATTAACTTTACATTTAATACCAGCAATCTCAATGTATCTGTGGTACATAACCCAAGCACCATGACAATCCCATAGACATTCTTTAGAATTGAATCCTAATGTCTTGAGTATGTCTGTTACTCTTTTGTCGAGTGGTTTAGCCATTATGTTTACCTCCTTTGGTTTCTTTAATGGATAAAGTTCCAGCTTTATTTCTACTAATTAGAATGCCAGAACCAGTTGCTTTACGACAGTTGTCAGGCACCTTTGCTTTAAGCACTTGACCTATCGCTTTATGTTGAATAGCTGGTTGTTTAGTTTCGTGCCATTCTTTAGCTAATGACATAAACTCGTTATCTCTAGTTTCATCAAAATCAATAGTAATCATATCGTTGATTTTAATTCTTCCAGCTAGTTTAGGTAATTGATCGGTTAATTGGTCCAACTGTTCGGGTGGTTTATTGTCTTTAACATAACTCCAAAAAGATTTTTCAATCTCATAAAGTTTCTTTTGGTATGTTTCATCTTCATCTATCTTGCAATATTCAAAGCGGTTATTGCCAAAGATAACAGACAAATAAATGTAAGGTGTTTCACTTACCATTAAGTAATGCTGCACTTGTGGCATATAGGTACTGATTACGTTATCTAGTGTATTGTTAGAATTGGTATGTTTACATTCAACAAGAATATTATCTTCCTCAATCCAACCATCGTAATGAGCAAACATAAAATCTTTTTTAGTATATAGTTCAGGGTAATCGGTAACTTTTTTATTTAACTCATACTCAAGCCATTGTTTATTAACTGGCTCAGTATAAAGACCAAGTTGTACTGGTAAGACTCTTGATAAGTCTTCAGGTTTTTGCTTTTCTGTCTTCTCCAACCATAGAGTATGCCAGTCACCTCTCATAATTCGAGTAGCGTCTGATCCTCCAATCCCCATATGTCTATTGATACGGAGATGCTCTACTTTAGGAGTCTTTTTTACTTCAGTCGTATTCATAGTTTAATCCTCCTTTGTTCTATTTATATACGCTTTTTGTTTATAGATTTCAAGTCTATAAAATGTTTTTGTTAATTCTCGCAGCCAACCTAAATGAAATTTATAAGATGGTTCAAGTCTATCAACAAATTCTTTCGGTATCGGTAATCGTGGGTACGGGAAAGTTTTTATAATATCATTAATGCAATCTTTAAGAAGAAAAGCAGGATATTTTAATAGGATTTGGAAGTATTGATCTAACCCTACTTTGTCAGGAATATTAATACAAAAGGTAGAGGCAATAGTTTCTAATGCAACTGCAACATCTTGCCTAGTACAAGGTGTAATTTTAATTGCCATTTGATTGATAAGATTCGGTACATCTTTATCAATCTTTTTTTCTATAGGGAATGAATCCTCTCTTCCCATCTTGTATCGTATCTCGTATACCCGCAACATCAAGGATTCGTTTGCGTCTTTCTTGAATGCTTGCGGGATCGTAGATAGAGTTACCCTTTTTAGTTTCTCTTCTAATGTTTCTGAACTTGATACTTCTTCTGATCCAGTTTCTGAAACAAGCATCCCAGTCTTCTTTAATGCCTCCATTTGCGGTGTAATAATCGATGAACTGTGCTGTTTCGTATTCAATGTCAACCTCCTCTCCATATGTATTGTTAATCCATTCCACATCTTTAGGATTTGGAATGTATTTTCTATCGATTGCTTTTTTGTATTGATACAAATTAATATTAAATCCTAGTGCATTGATCCAGTTGACTAGGTTTGTACCGTTAGGAATTTTGGAATAGCTTTCCCATTTAGTAACCAATGAGTCAGCTACTCCAATCTTTTGTGCAAGAACTTGAGTACCTATACCTAACCTTTGTCTATGGTATTTAAGCTCCTGTATTATTTGCTTGTACAACATATTCTTTCCAATCTATTTCGTCTGCGTGGCTACCTCTTACATTAAAGAAGTTTTGATACTGTGGATTTTCAGCCATAAACATACGAGCATAGAATGGTTTGTAATCATTGTTAATCTTATAACAAGGATCACTTGTTTCTACTTCCGTTTCCCATCTTATCCTATTGATAATCATTTCAGATGATAAATGATTATGACCTTTACCTATTGCGGTATATACAAACTTTTTAAACAGTCTGTATATCTGAGGATTCTCTTCGTGAAACTTTTTAAACTCAGATACAGTACCATCTATTGCAAGATCGAATTGATTTTGGTCCATATTACTTTCCTTTCTTTTCTTGTAGAGTTTGCCAGCTTCTCTTGCATGTCCCAACTGGCTTTTTAGGTTTCATATCTTCTTTCACTAATCGCAAAATTTCTTCTACCGCATTTGCGATTCTTGAAAGTTCTACTGCCATATCTTCTATAGCTCCAGCAGTGTGTTCATCCATAGCTACCATACTTTCTCCTTTCTATTTCTTTGGTTGCCCTTGATCTTCAGTAATACCAGCGTTCCTATACTCTTCATCTTTACACATAGGCACACTAGCTTTAACTCTTAAGTAACCAGTAGTTTTACAAGCATTAATTATTGCTGAATAATCTTCCTTAAAGTAATCACAGCACTTAATAAAATTCCAAAGATTTATTTCATTACTTGGTTTTTCATATTTTTGTACTTGTTGAAATGCTACATTCAATTCATTACCAAGGTCTGTTTGTGTAACTTTTGGTTCACTTGTTACTCTTGATGACTTCATCCAAGCTGCTAAGTTATCAAAGAACTTTTGTCTATTATTTTTCATTATTTTTTCCTCCTTTCTTTTTATCCAATACTTCGCATCCATTCTCTTAGTAGGATATTGTTCAG